ATTGGATAGAGCCCCAGTCTTTTAAAACTCTGTTTAAGGCTCGTAAGGCGCGACCACCTAGTGAAACTAGTATTGTTCCTTCTCCTTTGAATGACACTTATATTTCACCTAAGTGTGCTCCAGCGGCCATGAAAGCATTCTATGACAAGAGTGGCAACTTTGTTGATCCCTGGATTAAAGCCAGGTCGAATTATGCGAAGTCCTCGAAGTACATGAACCAGCAGGTTTTGTTGCAGTGTGCGTCTAGTTATTGGAGCGGTGTCATTGCGCGTAGTGTTGATGAGGCACCATGGTGTAAGAAGGTTTTTACTTTTGAGGAAGCTGTGGCTGGTGTGCCTGGTGTCCCCAATTGTGATGGTTTGCCCAAAAACACTTCCCCAGGTTGGCCTTACAACTTGGACATACCTAAGGGGTATAAGCATAAGTATCATTTCTTTGGTAAGGGTGAGTATGAATTTACTTCTAAATACTGTGAGGAGTTGAAAGATAGAGTACATTTTATCATTGATCAAGCCCGTAATGGAAATCGTTTGGTTCATGTGTTTTTGGATTTTCTGAAAGATGAGCGAAGGAAGAAGTCGAAGGCTGAGGACGGGTCCACCCGTCTGGTTTCTTGTTGCCCCGTCGATCTATCGATCGCGATTAGGATGTATTTTCTTGATTTCACCAGGTGGTTTATGAGTAATCGTTTATCCAATGGCTCGGCTGTTGGTATCAACGTGTATAGCTCTGAGTGGGCCATGTTGCGGAAGATAATGAGAGGTTCATCGCTCGAGAAGAATATTGTCGCGGGTGATTTTAAATCTTTCGATGGGTGTCAAACTCGCCAGTTGCACATGATCTTTTTGCGCTTTGTTAATGCCTGGTATAATGATGGCAACGATTTGATTCGGACGGTCCTTTTTGAGGAGATTTGCAATAGCAAACACATTTATAAGGATGTTGTGTATGAATGGTCGGGTGGTAATCCTTCTGGAAATCCGCTCACTACTATTCTGAACACTTTTAATAATAATGTGATTATGCGTTATGCGTCTCTTTTGTGCCATGATGAGCATGAGTATGGGTCTGGGCTTGGTATTGTTTCGTGCGAGAGCAAAGTTAGTTCTCTGCTCAAGCAAATTGAGATGGTGGTTAATTATATGGCCTATGGCGATGACAACATGATTTCGGTTGGTTCTCCATTCAGGGTTTGGCTCAACCAAGATTCTCTTTCAAGGGCATTTCCGAAGATTGGGTTTGTTTATACTTCAGAGTCAAAGGATGACAGGTTTGTCTCTTCCTTGCGCTCTATAGATGAGGTTTCTTTCCTCAAGAGAACATGGAAATATGACCCCATTCCCGCGACTTATGTTGCTGCCCTCGATTTGGATGTTGTTCTCGAGATGGCCCAATGGACGAAGAAGAGTGATTCTGATTTCAATGATGTGCGCACCAACGTAGATAACACGTTGAGAGAGTTGAGTGCTCATGGTGACGAAGTGTGGGATGAGTGGTCCCCTAAGGTTTTGAAATTTTCACAAGAGAAGTTAGGACATGTCCCTGCGATTCCGAACCGTAGGAATGCAATCTCCCAACAGCTTAGTCGTACTGACTATAGCTGTTGAGGGTTGCGTCCGCCCCGCCCTGGGATGGCGTTAAAAGCCCCACCTTAAGTAGGGTGTTAAACAACAATTGATGCTTAGGCTCTATGTACTCAAATTCTGGTTTTAAGTAGAGTGCGTGCATTTAATTGGACTTTCCCGTGGCTATTTAGCCTTACTGTTCAAGGATGGGAGGAGAGACACCATATCCTAGAGCACCAGATAGGTACCCAAAACTAAGTCATTTTGGAGTGCTGAATAATAGACTTGCTATGCCCACAAACAATAGTGTTGTCGACACTCAAATCGACGGTGACGCTATCACCAAAATAGCGACCACGGTGTTGGGTGACAACACAACCACCAGCACAACTACCTTTACTAATTAGAATCCAACCAACATCTTGCGTGTGGCTTCAGATATGCCCCACAGGAGAGAAATTGTTGATTCTTCTACAACTGGTAATGTGTCGCAGAGTATTGCTAGCTTTATGGCAAAACCTGTTGCTATTTCTACGGGTAGCATTACCAGCGCTAATTTGGCGGGATCGCAGTTGTTTAAGTTTAGCATCGCTGCTTCTTTACTCGCCAACCCCATTTGGTCAGATAAGATCCATGGTTTTATGAGTCTTCGTGGGACTGCGAAAGTTAGGCTTCAAGTCAATGCTAATCCTTTTCAAGCGGGCCGCTTGATTTTGGCTTATATACCCCAGTATTCCCATGATACTCGTTCGTTCACGACTCATTTAACCGGTTTGATGCCTATAACGCAATTACCGCATGTTGAAATGAGTTTGCAAGATACTGAGTGTGAGCTTGAGATCCCTTATATTGCGCCTACTACGCATTATAATATCTTGACAGGTGCCTATGATTGGGGTACTGTTTTCTGTTATATCTATTCCCCATTGGCTGTTGGGAGTGGTGGGACAAATCAGGTTACTTATACTGCGTGGTTATCTTTTGATGACTTTGAGTTAGAAGTACCAATTTTGCCCCAGGCCGGTTCGATGACAGTGACCAAGAAGAATATTATTAAGAAGTATCGCGTAAATGCAATTAAATCGAATCTTGATAGTGAGGTGAATGAGGGTAAAGGCCCCGTTTCTTCTATTCTTTCCAACGTTAGTTCCATTGCTACTACGCTCTATTCTGTACCTATGCTGAGTCCCATCGCTGGTCCGACAGCGTGGTTTACCAACATGATGAGTGGGGTTGCTTCTGCATTTGGTTGGTCCAAGCCTGTTTTGGACACTCCTCCTTGTAGAATGTTCAATAATCCCCATGCTTATTTGGCG